CGCCGTGGCGTGCAGATCGCTTAAGGTGGAGTCGATCCCTTGGCTCGTCTAGCGAACTAAGCGAGACAAGCTTGGACAAACTTTTCCAAAGGGCAGCGTGATCATCCAGCTCATCAGTGTAATAAACTGGTGTAGGGCACCATGCTTTTACTTCAAAGCGATGGAGCGTACTGTTCCATCTCTGGACAGTACGAAATCCCATGTATGAAACACGCCCAAGCGCTTCACTATCAGGAGAGACATAGGGTAAAACACCTATGACTTGCTCAATACGATTATACATGTACTGAGCAGTGTGCCAATAGCCTTTCAGATAAAACTGATTAGCTGTTTCACACCAAGAGATTATGTGAGACGCCTGCTGCCTGTTCTTAGGTGGTAAGTAGCGAAGATAGGTTGGAGTTACCTCGAACCCATCATACGCATCCACTCCACAAGACTCCCTAAACTTTCCAGAATAGAAAGTCTTATTGTGGTTTATCTTACAATTGTACTTTTGTAGATAAGCAAGAACAGTAGCTGCTGAAGTCGATGGGATGATAATATCATCTCCATAGACATGAACCAGAGACGAGACTAAGTCTACGTTCTGATGGTTCACAGGAAGGTCTTGCTCTCCTAGCAAAGCCATTACACAAATAGTGTAAAAGTACATAGCTTCAATAGGAAAACAAAGAGCACTGCCCATTGATGCAAACTTCTTTAAGGGTCCTAAAACGGTCCCGTCGGGAAGTTCTGCATGGGTTGACCGACAAGCGTTAATCGCATCCCAAAGATCAGGATTTGAATTAAACATGATCTTCACAAGGGATAGAGGAACTCTATCACTGGCATCAGATAAATCAACTGTTGCTAGCTGACCGTCGGACGAACCACTCATTGCCAAGCTTTGATTAATAGACTGGTCGGTAAAGTTTAACTTTCCGGACAATCTACTATCAGATTCGATAACGTCATAAAGGACGTCCCGAATCCCCTGTTGTGCATACTGCATGCAGTGG